TGTATCTGATTGTTTGCTTCTACATAGATATAATGGTCTATCTAATCCATTTATATGATTATAAGCTATTTTATAAATGTTTTTAGCACCATTAACATCCCTGTTCCATAATCCACAACCGCTTTTACAGCGTAGAAGACCATGTACTAAAGCATAGTTATTTTTCCAAGGTTTAGGATTTTCTCTTATCATAAACTTCTCGCAATCGCCTCCTTCACAATTACAACATTTACAACTTGTCCTAAACTCATCTACCAAATAGGTGTCATAACCTGATTTTTTGAATAAATTTCTAATACCTTTACCCTTGATAGGTTCTTTATATTTCATATGTTTTCTTTGTTCAAAATCACCAAAGCATACTACTACATCATCAGTATCTCCAAATATTTTTTTGAACTTATTAATAATCTTCTGTTCATTTCTTACTCTATTGATATAACCATTCAGTTTCAACTTTCTGAATATATACCTTTCATAGAACTGTAACAGCTTATGATTGATTTCATTCTTCTTTTGTATGTATGCTTTGTACCTATTGATGTCTAAAGACTTCCTATTATATTGTGATAGTTCAGTCTCATACTCTGTTATTGTTTTACCATCAATCTGTTCTTTCTTAAATTTTAATAACAGTTTGTTATACTTCTTACATTTAGTTTCTTTCCTTCTACTATCTTGTGTATATCTAAATGTATTAGCATCTTTACAACATGCATCTACACAATAAATAATATCACATTTTCCAGGGTCTATGGAAACTATTTTCTTATCTTGTAGGTGAGAATAATCATTGAGTTCATCTATATATAGTTCTTTTGATGAAATTGTATTCTTTAGTTTAGAAAACTTGTCTATCAAATCATTTCTAATAAGCAAAATAGAACAACTTATACCATCTGTCTCAATCATATGATGGAATGAATAACCTTCTCTTTTGAAACATTTGCGTTGTGTTCTAAAGAAAAAATCCCATATTTCAGGTTTCTTCTTTTTCAAATTTCCGTTTGTTAAATAGTCATCTTTAATTCCATGTTCTTTTCGCAATAGTAAATGGACTATTGTTGTACTATCCAAAGTAATATGTTTTGGTATAATATCACTTCGTAATGGAAAGACATTTTTGATACTTACATCTTGTTGTTCTATATACTTCATCATATAAATCATACAGGGTAGATAATCAAATGGTTTAGCACGAATATCATAATGTATGTTATCTTTAGTAAATTGTTTGTTTGGTATGATGTGTTTTTTTATATCATTTATCCAACTATGATATGTATGATGTGATTTGTATTTATTTGTTTCTACATTTAGAATATCATTTTTGATATATCTTAATTGAGAGTATAATTTATTTATTCTGCTATCTTTTTCTTTCTTCGTAATATTCAATCTTCTAATTTTATCTACAATATATTTCTTCTTCCAATATACATTAACAAAACGCTCTACATATTCAATATAATGTAGTTGAATGTTATTTTTATACATAGTAATGATATCATCAGCTAAATAGTCCAAAATAGTATTCATATGAGTATATTTTAGATTATCATCTTGTCTTAATGGCTTATAATGTTCATCATAAAATGTTTGTAAATTGCCTTTTAGACTTTTAGTTTTATCAGATGCTGGTTTTCCACAATTGGGTTTTATACATACCATCTTCAAACAATTAACTACAAAAGAATGGTCTATTTCAGGAAGCTTATTGTGATTATTGTAATAATCTAATAAATATACCTTCATAAACATAAGCCCATGTATTGTTATTTTATGTGCTCTCATAACAACATCATTAATTTTAGGAAGATTTATTTCAGGATGTTTTATAATATACTTAATAGGCACTTTGACCCCTTTGAAAAAGTCAGGAGGCTTCTCCTTAATGTTATTCATCTATTATAAGGATTAGATAAATATTTTAGTTTATCCGCGTTTCTAAATATAATTTGTAAGATTATCCTTATATCTATTTCAATCGTCATTTATAAATTGATATTTTGTATTTTTATTAGATTTCATAGTTGTCTTAAAGTCTTCATTATATAATCTGTTATTAATTTGAAGCAGAATATTACTATCATTAGTTTTATTATAATTATACACAAAATCTGTAAATGTATAGTCAAAATATCTAATATCATCATGTTTGTAAAAGGTCATAAAGAACTCTTTGATAGACTTACACGAGTATCTCAATACATAATTTATGTCTTCATATAACTTACAATTTTTACAAATATCATTACAGATATGACATTTACAATACATATCATTTCTATTTTCTTTCAACCAATCTAAATATTTTGAAGGTATATCTACTAACTCATATCCTAAATATTTACCAAAAGATATTGTTGTGTTTATGTTTGCTTTATTCTTTTCAATAAATCTTATAAATATATCTATTATATGTTGATTTTTATTTGATATAATAGACAAAATACTTACCAGTTCATTCATATTGAATGGTTTGCTACATTTACATTTCCAACATTTGTAATTGCTACAAAAATTATTGAAACTACAATTATCACAATACCATTTTTCATCATTATCTATATTATCATCATATTGTTCAAACATCTCATTCAAGTAGCTGAATGGTATTGTTTCTAGTACATAAAAAATATATCTTAATTGGTCTTTGTTCTTATTGGATATTTCTTGTATATTCATAATTGTATTTTCATAATCATATACCTTAACTTTATTATTAGATGTATCACAAACATGTTTTATTTCTTTGTCAAGAATGTTTGATATTTGCTGTAAGAATATTTTTCTGCTTATTTTCTTGACTTGTAATAGTTCTTTATCATATTCTGGTTTGTTTATTATCAAAAATAAATATATTCCACCATTATCAAGTAAAATATTAGGTTTCTCCTTAATTCTGAAGAGTTCTGTAAAATAATGTTTTCCTTTCAGTCTCAATCTGTAAATAGTTTCATTAAATAATACAACTCTTTCTATATCACATTTACCATTAACATTAAATATCCATAATAAATTAGTATCATCTGATGTGTAGTGTTTTTCTCTTTCATATAATGTATAATAACTAATAGCAGAATATTGTATTTCTATTACCATATTATTTTTATCTGTTTCAAAAATATCACATATATTAAATGTAGTATGACTTGAAATATAAATATCAGCATAATGTTTCTTGTCATTATTCTCAATCTTATATTCTATATTTTCATTTGGGAATATCTCTTGCCAATTGCTGTGAAACTCTGACATAATATTTGCTTCAAAACAATCATCCGTATTTTGATTATCATAGTATATACAACTTTTATCTTTTTTATGTCTAAAATGAGAACAATTTCTTTCAGACCCTGAAATATAAAAAACTACATTATCACATTTATTACAATAATATTCATTAGATTTGACTACACCATTCTCAATATCTTGGCATTTTATTATATAACCTTCACTATTTGTTGCTAATCTCATTTCTTTATAAAATAATATCTCTTTGTTCTTATATTTTTTGGTTCTGACTTAATAGTGTAGTCTGTTATCAATATATCATATTGGTCTTTCAATAGATGTCTAATAATTGATAAATATGGTCTTTTTATTTTTTCAGGATATGATATTGCTGTTGTTGTACTCATAGAAAAATAAGTTTGTATTTTTGGTATCATACCAACTATTTGCTCTTGAAGCTCTTTATTTTCATCCAAATCATGTAGAATTATATAGTTATTTTCATTTAGTTTCAATGTATCTATAAGTTCATCTTTTATTTGTTTTTGTTGTTCTTGATATATACCACTTTTAAGACGCATTATTATGCTCTATAATCTTATATATATATACAATATATTCTTATGTTGTTTTATATGTTTTAGGTTTTCTATATCTGGTTGATAATTTTCTTCTATATTGTCTCAAACCTTCCTTATTGTAAGCATTATCAAAATAGTTCTTATAATTCTCTTTTCTTACCATCTTAATAGCATTTTCAATTTCTTCATTCAGTTCATCATATTTCAATACTTTCTTATTTAATTTAAGGTAATGCTTTATTTGGTTGTAGTAATTTTCTATAGGGCTATTTGTTGTTGGGGTATATGGAATGCTAAATAAATATTTATTACCACTGTTGATGATAGTATCTTTCACAAATTGATTGTTATGACTTCCAGCATTATCTAATATGATTAGATGGTCTTTGTATTTGCTAAATACATTTTCTTGTAGGAAATCTACAAATCTTTCTTTTGTCATACCTCCTTGCTTATACAGTTTAGAACCAACGCATCCAGAGTTATTGATTGCTACTAATAATGTAAATTTTCTGAATACATAGTTATCATTTGTTTTAACAATACACTTCTTACCTAACTGACATCTACTATATTCTAATATCATAGCAGGTTGTATTGAAGTTTCATCTAAACAAATTATTTTATCAATAGGATATTTACTTACTTCATTATAGAACTTATCTAATTCTTGCTGTTTATTAACTTATACACCATATCTTGTAGCAGGAAAATGTTGATGCTTTGATCTCTTTCTTGTTTTATTATTATCTCTCAATACCTTTCCTAAATGTTGTGATGTAATATCAAATGAAGGGTATTTATCAATCAATAGTTTTCTTAATTCAGTCATAGTAATCTGTTCATTTTGTTTGAGTAAGCTAATAGCATATTTTACTTGCTCTTTTGTTATTTTGTATGACATAGAAGGTCTATTAAGTCTTTCAAGATGCTTATTTTTCTTGTATTTCATAATCCATCTTCTCAAAGAAGTCTTCTTACAATCAAAAATATTACATACATCATCTAAACTTTCATCATTTTGTAAATAATATTTAACAGCAGTAATCTTATAGTCTTGTGTTTTATGTTTCATAATATTACACAATAAAAAATAATATTTTTGTGCCATTTTAAATTCTTCAAGGGTTTAAAAAAAATTTATTTATAATGATATACATATAAATTATATGTCAATATAATAAGAAATCATTTAATTTAAAAATGAAAAATATTCTTGTAGTATTATTTATTATAACAATACTATGTATTATTGCATATATTTTTCATTTTTATATTGGAGAAAAAGAAACACAGATTAATGATATAAAAACTCAAAATAACAGTAACATATCAAAATTTGAAGATATTGAAAATATCAATTCGATTATTACAGAAAAAATTAATTCACATCAAGAAACAATAAATTCAAAATTAAATCATTTGCAAACAACATTGGATGCAAATAAAAACAAAAACAAAGATATTCGAAGAAATTTAGAAGATCTTAATAAACAATTGAACGAAAATTCGTTAAATATCAAAGATAATAAATCACGATTTACATCAACTATACAAGAGTTTGACAAAGATATTAAAAAACTAATTCAAAACAAAAACGGCAAAGTAACAATATGTGATAATAATAATAATTGTATTGAAATTGATATCGATAATAAGAATGCTACTATAAATAACTATAATGTTAATTCAATAAACGTGTATAATAAATTTCGAAAACCTCTCACTAAATTCGATTTGAAAGAAGAAGAAATGATAATTAAAGGACAAAAAATAAAATCAGAATTTAATAAATATTATGATAAATTATATAATGTTGACAAAAAAGTTAATGATTATATTAACAATCCAGTAAATTATGATGATGTTGTGAAAAAACCTATATTATTTGATGGAAAATATGAAACTCTCAAAAATAAGCCGGAATGGGTCTCCAGTTTTGATGGAGGGTATGATAGTCTGACGCATAAACCTGTTCTTTTTGACGGAGACTATACAAATCTTAAAAATATTCCAAACCATATCAATAATTTTGATGGAACTTTCGCTAATATTAAAAATCAACCAGAATTTTATAAAACTGAAATCCAGAAAATCATAAACAGACCAGAATGGGTCGATACTTTTGATGGAACATTTGGAACAATACAAAACATACCAATATTTCAAAACGATGTATTCGATGGTAATTTTGATAAACTCAAAAACGTTCCAAAGTGGTTCAAAACATTTAATGGAAGTTACAATGCACTTACTGATAAGCCTGTTTTATTCAACGGAGATTTCAACAATTTAAAAGATGTTCCAGAAGTATTAAAAAGTTCATTTGATGGTTCTTTTGATAAATTATCTTATAAACCTGACTATTTTCCAAGCGACTTTAATACAACTGTTAAAAATAAACCAGACTGGTTCAATGATTTTGATGGAACATATGAATCATTATATAATTATAAATCATTAAATGATATGCCAACATTATTTGATGCCGATTTTAACAAATTAAAAAATATTCCAGACTGGATATCATCATTTAATGGAAACTATAACAGTTTAAAAAATAAACCACTTGTAGGAAGTGATGATTTCAGCAGACTGGAAAATAAACCAGAATGGTTATCTTCTTTTGATGGTAGTATAAATACATTAAAAAATGTTCCTAGTTTGACTGAATTTGATGGAAATTATACAAGTTTGAAAAATAAACCAGAGTGGATTGATGTTTTTGATGGAAGTTATGGTAGCGTGACTAATAAACCAATTATACATGATGGAAATTGGAATACAATGAAAAATAAACCAGGATGGAGTTCTTCATTCAACGGGGAGTTTGATTCACTATCAAATAAACCAGCCACGTATCCAAGCGATTGGAATACTATGAGTAATCAACCAAAACTTAGAACAAGACCAAAATATGAAGATGGACTTACATGGGTAAGACGAAAAGGATATTCACAATATGACACTGGTGAATTTATAGAAAATGGTATTGATACAAATATAAATAATAAATTTACAGGATCTGGAACCTTCTACAATGTAGAATATGTGGGATTTTTCTACACTAATTCTCTAAGTGGTGAATTTACATTTAAAACTTCATCAGATGATGAAAGTTTCATTTGGATTGGCGATACATTGGTTGTAAACAATCAAGGCGTACACCCTAATCAAGAAAGATCTGGTAAAATAACACTTCAAGCAAATACCTATTACCCTATGAAAATTAGATTTGGTAATAATGATGGTCCTGGTAATTTAATGGTTAGCTTTTCTCATAAAGATAAACCTTTGACAACAGACGGGAAAGGATTTTATTATCATATGCCAAATAGCGCAGACGGTCTAAAATGGACGAGACGAAGTGGATACCAACAATACGAAAATGGAAATATTATTGAAACTGGTATTGATGTAGATATCAAAAATAAATTTATAAATATAGTGACTACAAACGCAGAATACGTAGGATACTTTTATACAAACAATTATAGTGGCGAATTTACATTCTATACTAACACAGATGATGAAAGCTTCTTGTGGATTGGCAACACGCTTATTGTAGATAATGGAGGTATACATGGTTCTGTAGAAAAAAGTGGTAAAATAACACTTCAAGCAAATACATATTATCCTATGAAACTTCGATGGGGTAATAACGGAGGACCTGGTGGTATATATACAGTATCATTTAGTCATGCCAATATTTCAAAACGCACAGATGGGAAGGGGTTTTATTATCATGTTACATATGACACTAGTGACATGATTGCATGGTACAAGTTTGATGGAGATGTTAAAGATAGTTCTGGTAATGGACGTGATTTAACTGCTTATGGTTCTCCTGCATTTAGCAACACTACTGCTATTCTGGATAAATCTATATATTTAGATGGAAGTTCTCAATATCTTACCATACCTGCTACAAACTTTTCAACATTCAATGGATTAACATTTTCAACATGGGTATATTTTACAGAAGATAGATCTTGGGAAAGAGTGTTTGATTTTGGAAATGGTGCTGGAAATAATAATATTTTGATTACTAGATATGCAGCAAGCAAGGCTTTAAGATTTTATATTTTTAATGGTGGAACAGAAGTATTTTATCAGTTTGATAATGCTATTGTAAATAATAAATGGATGCATATATCATGGACTATACAAAAATCCCCCGTAGTATGGAAAGTATATTTAAATGGTATTTTGAAAACACCAAATGCTACAGGAAATACAGTAATATTCCCGAATAATGCTTCGTTGGCAAATTGTTATGTTGGAAAATCGAACTGGAACGACCCACTTTTCAAAGGATACATTGACGACTTCCGTATTTATAAGCGTGTATTAACCGATGATGAAATTAAAAAAATATACGAAATTGCTGCTCCAAAATAGATTTTTTACACTTCAATACATATATACCATAAATAATGAATATTTAGGGTGTAAAAACAATTTGATCTTAAAAATCTAAAACCCAATATGATCAAAAGAGTTATCAATATATTCAAGAGAATAATTTACAAACATATTGTTTTTTGAAAAGGATTCGCTACATATCAAAAATTTGTTGTTATACAGATGTTTTATTTTTTCCCGAATAATAATACTATTAGTTCTATTCTTCCATAAATACACAACCTCTTTTTTATTGATCATTGAAGGAAACACGATATGTAATCTATCTAACAAATGTTTACTTTCTAGATTCATATTACAATCATTTAAATCTTTATTAGGTCTTATTATATTGTAAAAAATCATTTTTGTTTTTGAATATGGTATTGAAAAAACACTATTTAAAATCTTTTTTTGAATACTATTCCAAAAACCAAATTTCATCAAATTATCCTTTGACATTGTTGTGATAACATTATTACAATATAATACATTATCATTGTTACAACTCAACATAAACTTATCATTTATATACCTAATATTATTAACATGATAACCAAATAAAAGCTCTCCTTTTTTCTTCTTAAATTTATTGAGCATCTTTTCAAATAACAGTGAAATATTTTGATTATTTAAAAAATAATAATTAACATTATTGTTGATAATATCATTTTTGAATATACTTATACAACTATACGCACTTATATTATTAAATAAAAAATCATAACAATTATTTTTATTAATATTTTCTATTTCTATAGTGTTGTTATGGTATAGTGACATTATATTGTTGTTCATTAAAATATTATCTGGTATATGCTTGGTAATGTTTATGATTTGAGATAAAATACTAAAAAATTTATTATTGTAATTGATATCTGTAATGAGTTCCCCGCTGATATTATGCATTTTCAAAAGATTCATAAAAACTTTATGTCTATCATTATATATTTTCAAATTTGAGTGATGAAATATATTTGAGGAATTTTTATTGGTTTCTACTATACATACATTGTAACCCATTTCTAAACATTTATTGGCAACATATAATGATGGAATACTACAACCTATTATGATAATTTGATTTGTATTTTTCATTTAATATTATTTATATATATTAAGATATGAAGTTAAAGTATTTGATATTAATTATAATTATAATAATTATCTCTTATATATTTCTTTTTTACTTTAATAAAAAAAATGTTGAGAAGTTTTCAGTGCAAAATGATTTAGATTTACAAAGTTTACTTTCTGGCATAAATAAGTTCTATAATGAAACAGATGACATGCTATTGTGGCTAAAATTCGATAATAATACACACGATAGTTCGGGAAAAAATTACGACAAATCAATTATCAATATTCGAGGTATTGAATACTATGACACTATTGTAAAAGCAAATGATAAATCTCCAAGCCAAGTTGCCTTTAAGTTTGATGGAAATACTTTCATAAATATCAGTAATCCAAGTAATGAAACAAATCATTGGATGCCTGAAAAAATGACTATTGCATTCTGGATACATGGATATTCTCCAAAATTACCGAATGTGAATGGAATAGCCCATCAGTTTGGAATAACATCAAATTCAAATGTACAAAAAACTGGTTTATATTATCGCAAAACAGGTTCTTCGAATCATAGAATTCGTGTAAAGGGCACTACAAACTATATTGACATCATACATCAATCTTATACTAATCCAGATATTAGAATACTTTTTAATACTCCTTTTACAGGAGTGGTTCAGCTTGAAGCAACACCAATTGGACAAACAAAATGGAAAGATGTTGCAACAGTAGAAGTAAATAATAGTGATAACGTTGTTTTGACAGGTGTAAATATTAATATAAACTATAGCGATGCCACTCTTAAAAAAGAAATACAATATCATCAACCAATTGTATCAACAATGAATAATATAGATCCTGCAAAAACGGCAGGTTGGAGCATAGACATAGAAGGTAATGGAGATCTATCTTTTAAATATTACATTTCAAATAAAACAACATTAATTAAACTACTTAATAAAGATTTCAATTTATCTCAACCCAACCATTGGAATCATTTTGTATATACATATGATGGAAAATATGTTAAGATTTATATGAATGGTAAAAATGTGAAAACGTCTGATATTATTGAAATTGATAATGCTTTGTTGCAATATACAACAGCAAATTTAACTATAGGAGCAGGAGAATATCAAAAAGATTTATATTTCCTAAATAAGAATACTTTATTAGATGATATAAGAATTTATAATAGAGATTTGACAGAAACAGAAATCAACAATATCCACATGCCAAATATCAAAGTAGATGCTAAAATATTTTATCAAGAAATTTTGAAATCAGATGACTTACAGGTATCTCCTAATATTAAAACAGATGCGAAATTTGAAATATGGGAGGATATTGTTTCAAATGACAAAAATACGCAAAGAATTGGGGGTCCCATGTTGGATAATATGGT